GTGGTTACGACGCGGATTTTCTGAAATATGTTTACGTGCGTCGTGTAGAGCAGAAGTTTTGGAATGGTTATCGATCTCATCCCATTGTTGTTTACGATGACTTTGGGCAAGTAGCCGATTCACCAGCAAATCCCAACGATGAGTTCATTGAGATGATTCGAACTGGCAACATTGCGCCATATCCGTTGAACATGGCACATCTGGAGGACAAGAACAAAACCAATTTTACTTCTAAAGTTGTGCTTTGTACTTCAAACACTGATCCTTCTAGGTTCCGTCCAGGATCACTGACTCATCCAGATGCTTTTCGCAGGAGGTTCGATGTTTGTGCAGAAGTTACTGTGCACCCACACTTCCGCGTTTATGATGCCAATGGAAATCCACGGATTGACAAGGCAGCTGTTTTGAGGTTGACGGGTCAGAAGTTTTCTACGCAGGTCTATCGAATTCGACTGACTGACCCACTAGATGGTACTGCTTTGAGCCAATGGATGAATTATGATGAGTTCCAAGCTATTGTTTTGCGAAAGATGCAAAATCGTTTTGCTGACGATAGGGCTTTTCAAGACTTTTTGTTAGGTCGAAATCCTGTTGAAGCTCAAATAGGAGAAGTCGAGGCTCGATTGGCACGGTTGCCTAATTCACAGGTTGAGATGAGAGATCCTGAAGAAATTCTTCACTCTCTGACACTCGATGAAGTGCGAGAGATGCTTGTTTCAATGCATGTTTGGGATTGGGATATCTTTTCGGAGGACATCTCGACAGCTTTGAGACAGGCCGACACTTTGGATGATGAAGACATGCGCTGGTTTAGAAATTTTATTACTGAATTTGAGGGTGACGTCTACATCGATGGAGTGGAAAACTACATCCAGGTTCTTATCGAGAATGAATGGCATGCACATCAAGCTGATGAGTTGTTTCCAGTGGCCTGGGAAAATCGCTTGCCCATGCTGGACAAGTTCTTTTACGTTGATACGCCTCAGGTTAGCTCAAAGGTATACAAATATCTTTACTCGCTTTCTGAAGGAACGTCATCATTGTGGACGAGCTTTAAAGAGAAAGCTCAAGAGGCATGGAATAGCAACCCATGGTTGAAGGATTTTGCAGTTTTTGCTGCTGAGGTTGCCTTGGTTTTCGCCGTCGTTCGCGCGTCTGTAGCGTTGTTTGGGTATGCCAAGAACCGATTTTTCTCCAACCGCCCTGCTCCCCTAGATCATGAGCATAAAGGCTTGAAGATTGGAGAGAGGGTTGAACATGCGCACTTGTGTACTGATTGTGGACAATATTTCCTTCATACGCATCGTATAAAAACGAAGACGGAGTCGGAAAAATTTCCGCAAAAGTGCGTGAGTTGCTTGATGGAACCAGAATTGGAGTCTTCAGGAGATCCAAAAACTGTTGCGTCTAAGAACGTGAAGATTGAAGGTGAACCGCAAAAGGATCACATTTCTTTGTTGGACGTTGTATCAGAATTGGAATCTTCTGGTGACCCCCGTACTGCTGTTAAGCAAGTTGCGAAGACGGAGTTGGAGAGCTCTGGTGACCCTCGAACAGCTGGCCGTGAGAAAACCAAAGTTGAGGTTGGAGCCGAGCTTGCTGTAGATCCAAACTCGATGGGAGTTGCAAAGAAGTTGATTAATAACTTCTATCGAATTGAGCTAGAGCGTAATGGCAAGTATTCTTCTCGCATGAATATACTTATGATCGTTGGAAGAGTTGGTCTCACAGCTGGGCATTTGCGTCCTTATTTGGAGGAAGCGACTCGTGTTAGGATTTACAATCCTGCCAAGAAGCAAGGTCATGTTTTTGAAACGTCTGAGCTTAGGTATGTTCAAGTTGCAGACGCCAAAGGAGAGTACAAGGATCAGATGTTAATTCAGTTCCCAAAGACTCTCCATGACCATGTGAAGCTGTTGTCGTCATTATCTACTTCGCAGACTCTTTCCTCATTTATTGAGACTAAGGGTTGCTTAGTGACTCTGAATGACAATGGAGTCATAATGAAGTATGGTAGTGTCAAGGGAATTGACTACAATGCTCGCCAATATCAGGATGACAAGGGAAATGCTTTCAAGATTCGAGATCGTTATGAATATACTGATCTTGAGACGACTCGTGGCGATTGTGGTTCAGTCCTTATGGCTGTTTCTCCTTCAATTTCAGAAAAGATTCTTGGAATTCATGTCGCGGGATCTGTTGGTTTGGGTGTGTCAACGCCTATTAATCGCGTGCAGATTATGAAGGCATTGAAGGAGCTTGATCTTGATGCTCAGGTGGAGCTCGACTTTGACAGTGTCGTACACGAACATTGTACCAATGAGGATGTCAAGTTACCTGAGGGTGATTTTCTTCCCGTCGGCAAGATTCAAAAACCAATCATGGGACCATCTAAGACTAAGCTTCGTCCAAGTAAGATTTACGGAGTGGTCAAGTCGCCTATTACAAAACCAGCGGCTCTTCGTCCTGTTCTTGTGAATGGTGAGCTTGTTGACCCAATGATGCTTGGCTTGAAGAAGGCTGGGAAGATTCCTCCTACTCTTAACAAGGATTATTTGGAGAGTGCTGTTAATTCTTTTAAGAATTTGGCACTGGCCAATGCGAAGCCCAAACATCGGAGGCTTATTTCTTATGAAGAGGCTGTTGCTGGAGTGGAAGGAGAGGAGTTCATTCGTCCCGTGCGTCGCCAAACATCGCCCGGTTATCCTTGGGTTCTTGATAATCCTGGTACTGGTAAACATCATTGGCTGGGTACAGATGAGGATTACAAACTCGATGAGAAAGTTGAACAGCTTATGGATGAGCGCATTTTGGCTGCTTTTAATAACATTCGGCAGCCTACCGTTTGGATTGATACCTTGAAAGACGAACGTCGACCAATTGAAAAGGTTGATCAGGGCAAAACTCGGGTTTTTGCTGCTGGTAATTTTGAATATCTTTTGACGTTCAAGGTGTTTTTCTCTGGATTTTTCGCGCATCTTTCAGAGAACAGGATCGACAACGAGGTTTCTGTTGGGACAAATCCTTACGGTCCAGATTGGACAAAGACAGCAAAGAAGGTGCTTTCGAAAGGAAACAAGGTTATTGCTGGAGATTTTTCTAATTTCGATGGCACACTCGTCATTGATATTCTCCATGAAATTCTTGAGATAGTGCAAGAGTTTTATCAGGATGAGTACTATGATGTGCGAAGGATTTTGTGGCGAGAAATTGTGAACTCTGTGCATTTGCACCAAGATGTGCTCTATCTTTGGACCCATTCACAACCGAGTGGTTGTCCAATCACGGCATCGTTGAATTCGATGTACAATTCCATCTCGATGCGCTATGTATGGCAACTTGTTGTACCAAAGGAGTTGCGACCTATGGCTTATTATGAGCGATACGTCTCAATGGTTTCCTATGGTGACGACAACATTGTCAACATCGCCGACGAGGTGGTTGAGTATTTCAACCAAAACACCATTGCCGAAGGATATGAGCAAATTGGAATGACTTACACAGATGAGCACAAGTCTGGAGTTATGGCTCCTTTCCGTTCACTAGCTGAAATTTCTTACTTAAAGAGAAGTTTCAGATGGAGTGAGGAGGATATGGAGTACTTGGCTCCCCTAAATTTGGACACGATTCTGGAAATGATGAATTGGGTTCGTGGAGATTTGGATCAAGAATTGAGTACTCTCGAGAATGTCGAGACTGCTTGTTTTGAGTTACATCTTCATGGACGTGAGGTTTTTGATTATTGGATGCCTCGGGTGAGAGCTGCGTGTAGTAGTTTTTCTATTTTCCCGGCTTTCAGGACATATCGCGAGTATCGCGAAATGGAACTGGATAAGTACGGAAAGCTTGAAACACTTCATGCGCAGATTGGTACGGAAGAACGAGGTAGGATTCGCACATCTTTGGGTTATGATCCCAGAGAGTCGCAGTGGAAGCGTGTTCTTGTTATGTTCTTGATGTTTCAGTTCTTCGCCCCATGGTATGTGTTCTGCCAGTTGTTGGAACTTACCTTGTTGATGAACTGGAAAGGTTATCGTATACGCGTGCTTGGAGTTTGTACGCTTCTCCTTCTCGTGCCTTACTTTCTTCCCAAGGCTCCGATCTATCCCCATGATGAATTTGGGAACTTCTTTTATCAAATCCAAGGCAAGGGGCAACCATTCATCGCCGTCGATGCGTTGCAGCAAAGCCCGGTCCTTGGTGGACTAAGTCCGGAGGAGTTCTATGAACTATTGGTCAGTGTTCGCCTCCTAAAACAAAGGATACTGACTCGGCGAGTAAATAACCAGGTAGATAAGTTGATCCCTGGGGAATGCTTAATTCTTTCAACTATGAACGCAGATAAACAAACTGACTTTGTTGAACAACAGCAAATTACCCGCTTTGCGGATGACGTGGTTCCTGAATATTATGAAAAGCCACGTATGGAGGACCCTTTGGTGACTTCGTCTGGTCGAGAATCGATGCAACATTCGATTGCTTCAATTTTGTCTCGTCCTCACCTAGTTGCTACTGGGACTTTACCGCTTCCTGCTACACCTCCTGTGAAAGTTGATTTTCCTCAAGCTTTGTTCTCAAGTGCAAACGTTACGGACAAGTTGAATTATTTCAACTACTTCAGAGCAGATGTTAAGGTGAGATTTCAGTTTAATGCCACACCTTTTCAACAAGGTAGGTATTGGATGTTTTTCTCTCCTTACGACGCACTGAGCAATAGGCCAAACAATGGCACGTTGTATTCACAGACAGGTTATCCAGGAGTTGAGATCGATATCGCAAATGGCGCTCCAGTTGAATTGACTATCCCGTATTGTGCTCCTATGACACATTATGGTTTGGTCACAAAGGAGTCTACCATGGGAACTTTGGAAGTTGTTTCAATTGTTCCCTTGGCCAGTGCAACCACAGGATCAACATCATGTGGCTATCAGATTTATGCCTGGTTTGAGAACATTGAACTCTCGCTGCCTACAAATCTTCCACTGACTGCACAGATTGGAGAAGAGGAGGAACAAAGCAAGAGCGGTATCATTTCTGCACCAGCTGCTGCTGTTGCAAAGATTGCGGATGCTGCTACGCCGTTGCTTCCCAAGCTTTTTCAACCTCTCAGTTGGATGGCTCGTGCCGTTTCGGGAGCTGCCGCCAATGTTGGTTTTAATAAACCAACTAGCGTTGCCGCTACCACGCCACTTGTCAATTTGCCTGGAAAAGGCTACACCAATGCTGATGGACTTGACCTTGGTGTGAGATTGGGTATGGCACCAGATGGAAAACTTGCTTCGACTGATTCGTACTTTTCAACTGCTAGAGATGAAATGGACATCAACTATGTGACTTCAAAGTCATGTATTGCGATTCCAACAGTGGATTGGGGTGTTGGCAGGAGTGCTGGAGATCTTTTACTTTACTGGCAAAATTCCCCAGGTTGCTTTTATAGTGGCTCTGAGAGGTATATTGATCCAACTACGCTCAATTTTGTAACTTCAATGTTTCGTTTTTGGCGTGGCGGTCTAAAATATCGTCTTACAGTTACTAAAACAGCATTCCATTCTGGTAGATTGCGTGTGTCGTTCATTCCACATTCGAATCTTTTGACTCCTACTGGCAACACGGAGTATTGCCACAATTGGATTTTGGATTTGTCAAAGTCATCCGAATTGGAATTTGAGATTCCATACGTTAGCAATCGTCCTTGGTTGGATGCGCGTCTCGTGAAGTTTTCAGAGACAAGTTATTGGACAAGGACTACCGCACCAGGACGAACTGGTACAATCATTGTCGAAGTTTTGTCGCCCTTGATTGCTGCCTCTACCACTGTTGCCCAATCTGTCACTTTGACGTTGTGGCACTCAGCTGGAGAGGATTTTGAGCTGGCCGTGCCTGAATTCAGTTATTATGCTGTTGAAGCACGTCCTCCTCCTACTCCTCCCAATGGATTCCTTGAGGCACAGGTTTTCAATGAGACAGACGATGCAATCGCTCATAGAGAACAAGAAGTCAATTCTTCTGTCCCTATGTTCGAGGCTCCGTCTGCAAAAATGGAACCTTTGGCTTCTTGTATCGGAGAGAGGGTTACTAATCTGCGAACTTTGACTCGTCGTTTTGGAGCTTATGTTCGGGGAACGCCCTTTCCTTACAGGCGTCCAGAAGGAGTTTGTGCAGTTGGTCCGTATGATCCTGCGTCGTCTGCTGACTATCCTTATGGATATAACAACTTCAGGATTGATCCAGCTTTCTTTGGAATAAGGACAGGCGGTGTGGTGCCATTGAAGAAGAATTTTCCAACAGTCATTGATGCTGATGGCACAAAACAGTTGGCACAGTTTGATGTTGCTTACACTTTGGACAACAACACTCCTTTGCACTACATTTCTTATATTTATCGTTTTTGGCGAGGTTCCAAGAGGTATAAAGTTTTCCTCTCACCGCCAAATGTTCCGAAAAACGCATGTGGTGCTTGGGCTGTTCCATCTGCCCCTTTGGCAGCTCAACCATACGAGGAGCCAACTCAAACGCTCCGAACTGTCGGCACTGATGCTCAACGTCCAATGCTCCCAGTTATAGTCAAGAGAGAACGGAACTTGACTGAAAATGGAACTATCTTTTCAACTGACTTGACGTCCCATCATTCCGTTCAAGCAGGAGGAATGTTCGAACACACTCTTTATCCAGATTTGACTGGTTGTGTGGAGTTTGAGCTTCCTTACTATTCAACAACCCCCATTTCGTTGGTGTGTGAAGGCACTTTACAGGACACGAATGGACTTTTGGTCCAGCGTGCTATCGCTAACGTGACTTATGGTGGAGATCCTGAGTCTTTGGACTCACCTATCTTCACTTTCATCGACGAAAAGCAATCGCCTTTTGCTAATCGTGTGACACGCGGCTCAATTGGAGAGTTTAGGCTCTTCACTGCCGCAGGAGACGATTTTTCCTTTGGCTATCTGGTGGGTGCCCCTACAATTCGTGAATTAGAAGCTATTGTTTAAATTCATTAAATCTATTATAAGTGGTCACTCGCCGGCGAAGCGAGTCCTATATGGTTCAGCTTATAATATAGTCAATCGGTCCACTCGCAATTGGTTATTAACCCCAATGGACAATTGTTTTTCTCTTTATAGGGATAAACATTGG